CATCATCAATAATATACAGGACAAAAAGGTGTGGCCTAATTTTTGGCGCCAAAAAGGGGAAGTTACAAGTCCCGCCCCCTCTGCCCCCTGGCTGACCTCCAGCGGGGACATTCCGATGGAGGGGAATTTTATGGGCCGGGGCGGGGAGTTTCGGCCGCGCCCGGGCGGGGCGGAAATTTTACACCGTTCCCAGGGAAATTTATGAGCACAGGTGGTTTTTATTATGTGTACTCTTTCCGGGCGTTTCGCCAAATACACTCGGTAACCACCTGGATTTACCGTACTCCCACACAAATCTCCTATTGTCCTGTCAATCACTCACACAATGGGCTGGGAGCCGAGTTAATTTTTTATTTTCCGGGTTGGGGCTTTAAATACAGTGAGAGCTCCACAAGAGCTTTACTCTTGAGTGCGGAGCGAGTAGAGTTTTCTCTGAGCCTGCGATCAAAATACCTGTGAAAATGAGAATTTCTTCGCTTTCTGCACCTTCTGCCAGCCTGGAGGCCTTTGTGGTGAGTCTTTTAGAGGAATGGAAACCTGACTGCCTCTGCCACACTTCCGCTGCCGACTCTGACTATGAGTCCGACCCCTCTACTCCTCCTACTCTTCATGACCTCTTTGACATTTCTCCGGGGGCCTCTCCTGACTTTACCTATAATCCTGAAACCGATGAGGTGTTTGTGGCTTCCCCGGACTCTCCGGCCTTCGACTACAGCGAACCGGAGGGCTCGGACTTGGAAACACCCCCGGTTTCGCCGCTCCGGTACCCGGGCTATGATCCCACTCTGCCCGATGAAATGCTTATGTGCCTGGAAGAGATGCCCACCTTTGATGAAGATGATGAGGTCCGCAGTGAGGGGAGTGCTTTCGAGACCTGGAGGACCGGTTTGGAGCCGGGGTCTTCGGTGGGCTGCCTGAGATGCGCCTATTACCAAGAAAAGGGAGAAAGCAGTCTCTGCGGCCTGTGTTACTTGAAAGCTCTGTCTGAAGGTATGTTATTTTTTACTTACTACATTTTAGAGTTTTATAGGGGAAAATGTATTTGTTGTAAGCTTAAAGGCTTTACTTGTATTTGCAGTTCCCGCGGCTCTACCTGCCAGATCTGCACCTGTGTTGACTCCAATTTCAGAAGAGGTGGGGGAGGAGGAGGCGGACGTGATCTTTGTGAGCGCACGCCCTGGCCAGAAGAGGAAGTTGGCAACCGCACCTGCCGCTGCTCCACCTGCGAAACAATACATGCCTGAGCCCTGCCCTGAACAAACAGAACCTCTCGATTTGTCAGTTAAATCCCTCAATAAAGATTAACTCGGTGGTTTACCTAATCTTTTGTGGGCGTGGTTTTGTTCTATAAGAATGGGCCGGCGCGTAGGCATTCAGTTAGTTGGGCTCAGGTAGCAACCAGGCAAGGTAGCATGGATATCTTACAATTGTGTTCCTCCTATAGCCAGTTTAGGGGCATTATTCGCGGGACCACCTATAGGGCCGGGTGGGTTAGAAGATGGTGTTTTCACCCCCTCACAGATATTGTTGCAAACCTAGCTGAGGATTTTGATACTAGATATTGGCTAGCCTTGCCTCTGGGTCACCCCTATTGGGAGTTGCTTAAGAGGGGCTATACCTTCGCAGGCAACCCAGACCTCTTTGGGGGAGTGGACCTGTCCACTCGGGGAAGGGCCTTAGCATTTTTGGGCTTTTTAACCTTTATTCTGCGTAATTGGCCTCCTGATTCTGTAGTGCCCTCCGAAGCAAGAATTGACCTGGTCTGTGTCCCAGCATGGACCAAAATCCAAATGTGGACGCAGACCCTGCAGCTGCTCGAGGAAATGCAAACCGCGCGGGCCATGCCAGAAGAAGAAGAAGAGGGGCTCACGTCGCCCTCGGACGAGGAGGTCGCTTCAGACTCAACAGACCAGCCGGACCCCCACAGCGACGAGGACCCTTTCCCCCCGGAGACGGAGTGAACATGTATCATTTCCTCCCTGTGTTGCGCAGAGAGGATGTGTACACCGTGGGGGAGGAACAGGTATCTTTTCAAGAAATACTTGATCATGAGAGGGAAAATGGGATTACAGATAAATGGTACTTTGAAAATGTGAAAAGCTATCAAATGAGTCCTGAGGAAGATTTTGAAACCTGTATTAATACTCATGCTAAAATTTCTTTGCGCGCGGGAGAGATTTATACAGTTACTAAAACTGTGCGTATTCAGAGTGCTTGCTATGTTATAGGAAATGCTGCTATTATTAAGATAAAAATGCCAGAAGGGGGTCCGGCTTTTGATGTGTGCGCCCGGACCCCCATCCCCGCGATTGGTTTTATGGAAAGGGTCTGTTTCAGTGATGTGGTTTTTGAAAGCTTAAAGGGTAGCACTGCGGTGTGCTGTGTGTCAGAAAACAGTATCTTATTTCATGGCTGTGCTTTTATAGGCCCTCACATGCTTTGTCTGGATCTCAGGGGGGGAGGTGAAATCAGGGGGTGTCAGTTTATTAATGCAGTGTGTGCCATCAGAACAAAGGGGATATTTAGCCTGATGATCAAACACAGTATATTTGAGAAGTGTGCCTTTGGGGCTGTGACTAATGGAAAAGCTAATGTTCTGCATTGTACCTTTGTGGATTGCGCCTGCTCATTGAGGTTGGGGGGCGCCGGTCATATTTCCTATTGTTACTTTGCTGTGAATGATGGGGACTCTCCACCCATGCATTTAAAACTGTGCACCTGTGAAGGGCAGGGGGCTCATGTTTCTCCCCTGGGAAACCTACACTTCGCCTCTAACAAAGAAGCTCCCTGGCCTAAGTTTACCCACAACACTCTGAATAGAGTGAGGCTGTATATGGGCAAGAGGCGGGGGGTGTTTTATCCCAAGTACTGTATGATGGCCTTGTCCATGGTGGTCGCTCCTCGGGGCGTGGCCCAGAGGATCTGTCTGTACAGTTGCTATGATTCCACTTCCTTGGTAGTCCAACGAGTGCAGTTTGAGCGAGAGAGAGAAGATAATGAGAGACTTTGCACCTGTGGTGACAAGCACATTACTCCAGTCATGCACACGGCCTATGTCTCTGACATGAGAATCAACAGAGAAGTCAACTCCTATGAGACTGTGGAGTTTTCCAGCACCGATGAGGAAGAGTACTAAAGGTAAGACTTAGAGTGGGCGGGGCTTTAAAAATCTATAAATTGGCAATAAAAGTTTGCTCACGTCATTTCTCACCATGGACCCCCAACAGGAAGGAATCCTGAACACCTGTTTTGTGACCACCCGGATGCCTACCTGGGCCGGAGCCAGACAAAATGTGGTTGGATCAGATTTGGAAGGAAGGCCTGTGCCATCGGCCGTCGTGGAGACCGGAAGACCCCTCGCCGCCCCCCGCTTGCCCACCGTGGAGGACCCCGCCGTGGTAGTGAACAACATTATAGAAGAGCTAAAAGTGCAAGTGGCTACCATGCAAGGCTCAGTTCAAGCTATGCAGCAAGAAATTGAAGCTTTGAAACAAGCGCGCCCCCAGCCTTAATTATGTAATCAATAAACTTTATTTCTTTTTTGAATGATAATACCTGGTCCAGCGTTGTCTGTCATTCAGGGTTTTGTGGATTCTTTCAAGGGCATTATACAATTTAGCCTGCACATTAAGATACATGGGCATGAGGCCTTCTTGGGGGTTCAGGTACATCCATTGCATGGCACTGGCCTCGGGGTTGGTACTATAGGCTATCCAATCATAAGAAGTATGCATTCGGTGGTAGTTAAAAATATCTTTCAACAACAGGGTAATAGCGGTGGGGAGACCCTTAGTGTAAATATTAATAAACCTATTAAGCTGGGAGGGATGGACCTTGGGACTCATAATATGCATCTTGGCCTGGGTCTTCAAATTGGAGATGTTTCCAGCCATGTCCCTGCGGGGGTTCATGTTATGCAACACTACAATCACCGAGTACCCGGTGCACTTGGGGAATTTATCTAGGAGTTTGGAGGGAAAAGCATGGAAAAATTTGGCCACTCCTTTGTGACCCCCTAGGTCCTCCATGCATTCATCCATGATGATGGCTATGGGACCAGTGGCAGCTGCTTTAGCAAACACATTCTCGGGGTGGGTCACATCATAGTTTACTTCATTGGTCAGATCTGCATAGGACATCTGAACAAATTCTGGCAAGATAGCCCCACTTTGGGGAATGACAGTGTTGTCTGGCCCACTCCTATAGTTTCCTTCACAGATCTGTGTCTGCCAAGCGGTGATCTCCTGAGGGGGTATCATGTTGACATGGGGGGTGATAAAGAACACGGTCTCGGGGGGCGGGAGAAGCAGCTTGTCAGACATCAGATTGCGCAACAGTTGGGACTTTCCACACCCCGTGGGCCCATAGACCACAGCAATGAAAGGCTGCACAAAGTTGTTTAAGGATTTGCAATTGGAACCTTTATCTAGCAAACTTTGAGTGTAAGAGAGGGTGTCATGAACATCTTTATAGATATCTAGCAAGTCACACAACAAGGCTTCTCCCCCCATGGACAGCAGTTCCTCAAAAGAAGCAAAACACTTGAGAGGCTTAAGGCCTTCCGCATAAGGCATGTTACTTAGAGAATTCCTCAGCACAGTGAGTTTGTCCCAGAGATTCCTTAGGTCATCCACGGCAGTTCCATCCAAGTAACCTCTGTGTTTCTTGGATTTGGATGCTGGCGGCTGTAGGGCACGAGCCGGTGGAGGTCCAGGGCGAACAGGGTCTTGTCCTTCCAAGGCCTGAGAGTTCTTGTAAGGGTGGTTTCTGTGACGGTGAAGGGTTGCACGTGGGCCTGAACACTGGCAAGCGTCCGCCTCAGGCTCATCCTGGACGTTTGAAACTTCTCTGTCCCCTGCTGCACGTCCGCATAGTAGCAAGCAGACAGGATGTCATAGGAGAGGTCAGAGGTGGCGTGACCTTTGGCCCGCAGTTTTCCCTTGCCCACATGGTTACAGACAGTACAGACAACACTCTTTAAAGCATACAGTTTTGGAGCTAAAAACACAGACTCCGGGCTGTAAGCATCGGCCCCGCATTTTTCACACTGAGTTTCACATTCCACCAACCAAGTCAGCTGGGGGTGCTCCGGGTCAAAGACCAGAGGACCCCCATTTTTTTTGAGCCTTTTCTTACCTTTTTGCTCCATTAATTGATAGCCCTTCTGGGTAACAAACATGCTGTCCGTGTCCCCGTAGACAGATTTTATCTGTCTCTCTTCCAAAGGAATTCCCACGTCACTGTCATACAGAAACTGGGACCATTCTGACATAAAGGCCCGGGTCCAGGCCAATACAAAGGAAGCAATTTGTGAGGAGTATCTGTTATTGGTTATCAGGGGGGAAGATTTTTCCAGGGTGTGCAAACAAAAGTCATTCTCCTCCGCATCTAAAAAGGTGATTGGCTTATACACATATGACGTCATAGACGTGGGGGGCATAAAAGGAGGGGCTTCCTCCTCCTCGTCATCAGTGTTGCCGCTGCTGCTCTTGGCCGAGGCCGCCGAGGACAAAGGTGGGTACGCTACGACAAATTCTGGTAATACCTCTGCAGACAGATTGTCAGTTTCTATGTATGAAGAAGATTTGACTACGTAAGCGCCGGACGCGATCTCTTTAATGGTTTGGTGTTCCAACTGGTCAGAAAAAACAATTTTTTTGTTGTCTAATTTAGTGGCAAAGGACCCGTACAGGGCGTTAGATAATAATTTGGCAATGCTCCTCATGGTCTGGTTTTTGTTTTTGTCTGCCTGTTCTTTGGCCTGGATGTTGAGTTGCACATATTCTCTGGCTAAGCACTTCCACTCTGGAAAGATGATGGTCCTGGAATCTGGCACGATCCTCACTCTCCACTTTCTGTTGTGTAAAGTAATGACATCTATCGAAGTGGCTATCTCCCCCCTGAGGGGCTCGTTGGTCCAGCACAACCGCCCCCCCTTCTTGGAGCAAAAAGGCGGGAGCACGTCCAGAGATTCGGAGGGGGGAGGGTCGGCATCAATGGTAAAAATGCCTGGCAGCAAGTCTGGGTCAAAATAATCAATCAGGCAGCCCGCCTTTTTTAGTTTCACTTCATAGGCCCTGACGGCCAAGGCCCGTTCAAAGGGATTCAAGGGCATGCCAGATGGCATGGGGTGAGTCAGGGCGCTGGCATACATCCCGCAAATATCATAAACAAAGATAGGTTCGGAGTAGATGCCAATGTAAGTGGGGTAACAGCGCCCCCCTCGGATACTGGACCTGACATAATCATACATCTCTTTAGAGGGGGCCAAGAGCAACGCAGCCATATTCTGTTGGTTGGGCTTTTCATTTCTATAAAGTATCTGTTTAAATATGGCATGAGAGTTGGAACTGATGGTAGGCCGCTGGAAAATGTGAAAGGAGCAAGAAGGTAAGTTCACCGCCTGCTGAATGAAATCCTGGTAGGACTCAATCAACTTTAAGACCAGTTCTGCAGTGACCTTAACATCCAAGGCACAGTAATCTAAGGTGTGCTGGATGATGTCGTAAGCGTCCTGTTTTTTCTCCCCCCAGATCTCCTTGTTGAGAGTGTATTCTTCTGCATTCTTCCAGTAGTGAAGAGCGGGAAACCCATCTGGGTCTTGCTGGTAAGTGCCAAACATATAAAAGTCATTGATGGCCTGATAAGGGCAACTTCCTTTGTTGTTAGTCAGAGAGTAGGCCTTGGCCGCGTTCTGCAAGCTAGTGTGAGTCAGTGTGTAGGTATCCCTGATCATAAATTTAATATACTGGGTTTTGCTGTCACTGCTTAAAAAAATGCCCTGCTCCCAATCCTCATAATCTTGCCTAGCTTTATAGTCTGGATTAGGTAAGGAGTAGGTGATGTCATTGAAGAGGAGCCTGCCAGATCGGGGCATGAAGTTTCTAGTAATCTGAAAGACTGCAGGAATTTCTGTGCGCGCGCTGATGACCTGAGCGGCCAGCACGATCTCATCGAAGCCTGTGATGTTGTGGCCTATGATGTATACCTCAATAAACTGGGGGGGCCCCTTAAGCTTCATCTTGGCCAGTTGTTCGGGGCTGAGGTCCTCCGAGCAGGCGAGGCCTAGCTTGCGGCTCTCCTTTTCCAAATGGGGATTGAGCTGCAACACTGATGACCAGAAAGAGGAAGCAATCTTTTGCTGAATGAGGTCTCTGAGTTTTTTAAACTTAAGTCCAATGGTTTTCTTCTCTGGGGTAATGAGATAAAAGATGTTAGGCTCCTCCCACTCACACCACTGTTCCTGTTTAACTAGGGAAATAATTAAGGAGGAGAGGGCTGGGTCCCCAAAAACTTTAAACACCAACATAAAAGGCACCAGCTGTTTGCCAAAGGACCCGTGCCACGTGTAGGTTTCAATGTCATACACTAGGTACACCCTCTGGGTTTCCCTTGGCGCCCCTAAAGGCTTAAAGGGAATTTTCTCCCACCAATCTGCTGTGTGGCCTGACACGTGATGGAAATAAAAGTCCCTTCTCCGCAGGGTGCAAGTGTGGCTGACTTTAAAAAAAGAACCACAGTATTCGCACTTGTTGGTTTCATTAACCTCTTTAATCAAATAAACCTTGCCCTGCTTCACTAAAAAGTTTAATGGAAATGTCAACAGAGATTCAACTCCAAAGAACTTTACCCTTTTCAACAGACCCTTTTTAAAATAAAAAATTGTGCTCTGCGGCGCATTTACAACCTCCAGCAAATGGGGGAGATTATTCACAGTGATCGAACATTGCAAACAAGTGGGAACATCAAACAGGTTGACATGAAACAAATGGGCCAGGGCCGTCTCCAGCCTGGCATGATATTTCACCTCCACATTGGTGCCATCGTCCAGCACAGCTGACAAAGACAGGGTGGCTCTCTGAGACACAACAGTGCCTTTATTTTTCTGCTTTTGCCTTTTTATAAGGGAAGCTGCACATTCTGGTGAAGTACTGGCAGAGGCCTGTGTTCTAATCTCAGCTGAGTGGCCAAGGCCACCACTCGCCTGTTGATGTTCTGAATCTGCCTGTTCTGAGTAAACACCACAGGTCCCGTGACTTTGAATCTGAAAGAAAGTTCCATAGAGTCAATGTCGACGTCATTGGACGCCACCTGCCTCAGTATCTCCCCCACGTCCCCACTGTTATCTTGATAAGCAATGTCACTCATGAACTGCTCCAGCTCCTCCTCTTGCAACTCCCCCAGGCCGGCCCGCTCCACCGTGGCGGCCAGGTCCCCTGACACTCTGTTCATCACCTGACTGAAGGCCCCCTCTCCCATCTCGTTCCACACTCTGCTGTACACCACCTGTCCTTCCTCTCCTCTGGCCCGCATAACCACTTGAGCCAAATCTAGGTCCACCCACCGCGCAAAGGGCGGGTACAGCCTAAAGACATGATGGAGGTAATTTAAAGTGGTGGCGATGTGCTCGGCCACAAAAAAATACATAACCCAGCGGCGGATGGTAAGTTCATTCACATTGCCCAGCATCTCCAGTCTCTGGATGACCTCATAAAAGTCCACAGCAAAGTTGAAAAATTGCTCGTTTCTAGCGGACACTGTGAGTTCCTCTTGCAGGAGGCGGATGGCTTCCGCTACCGTGTCCCGAACTTCCTCTTCAAAGCTTCGAGGAGCAGGAGGAGCTTCCGCGGGCGCCTCTTCTTCTTGCTTTTCTTCCTCAACCTCAACAGCCGGAGACGGAGGAGGAGGAGGCCGACGCCGGCGTCTGCGCACCGGGAGCCGATCTATAAATTGCTCAATCATCTCCCCCCGCCTCCTCCGCATTTCTTCCGTGACAGCGCGCCCGTTTTCTCGGGGTCTCAGTTCGAAGGCCCCGCCGGACAAGAGGGAGACCGGGGCCGGGCGGGGCAGACTCAGAGCACTAATGATGCTTTTTGTTACAGTTTGACTGGGAAGATCCCTGATTGTCTGGAAGTTAGCCAACTCCGGATTGCTAAACTTATCCAGGAAGGCCTCCAGCCACATACAATCACAAGGTAAGCTGAGCTGGGTGTACTCATTCTTGGGGGTGACTAGGAAGTTAAAAAAGGCGGTTTTTAGCCTCTTGATGGTGGTCAGAAGCACCAAGTCCTTGTGGCCGGCTTTTTGAATCCTGAACCTGTCCGCTAGTCCCCACGCCTGGCTTTGACACTGGGACAGATTCTTGTACTGATCCTGCAGGAGCCTTTCCACGGGCACGTGCCTCTCTCCAGCAATGTTGGTCACACCAAAGCCTCTCATGGGAGTGATCAAGGCCAAGTCAGCCACCACCCGCTCAGCTAACACTGCTTGCTGCACCTGTGCTAACGTTTCCTCGAAATTCTCTAAGTCAACAAAGCGGTGATAAGCTCCTACATTTATAGTGTAGGCACAGTTGGCCATCACGGTCCAATTCATTTTCTGCTGCAGGGGCAAGTGAATCTCTGTGTACTTGAGCCTGCTGTAGGATCTGGTCTCAAACACATAATCGTTGCAAGCCCTGATGAGGTACTGGTAGCCCACCAGGAAGTGCGGAGGGGGGTAGAGGTACAGGGGCCATCCTTCTGTGGCGGGCTCGCGGGGGCCCAGGTTCATCAGCATGAGTCTGTGGTACTGGTAAATGAACTTGGACATCCAAGCCACCCCGGCGGAGGAGATGGACGCGCGGGTGTAATCTCTGGCTCTATTGTATATGTTGCGCAAGGGGCGGAAAAGTTCCATAGTGTAGATGGTCTGCCCGGTGAGGCGGGCACAGTCCATAGCGTTCTGCAAGATAAAAAAGGAGTCGGTGGCATCTTTCATTCACTCCTTTTGCAGATGCATCCAGTTTTGCGCCACATGAAACCTGTGTGCCAGGACAGGCTTGAAACTTCAGAGTGTGAGGGGTTGGCGCGCATTCAAAATGGCGCGGGTCCCGAGCACAACCCCCGAGTTCAAATGAAACAAGAAGCCTCTGAAGCCTTTGTTCCGCGCCAAAACGCTTTCAGGGATTACGAGGGGGAAGAGGGGGAGGGCATGCGCCACCTCAAACACGAGTCGGGGCGGTACTTGCAAAAACATCACCAAAATAGGGTGATCAGTGCCGAGGACTTTGAAAAAAATCCAGTCACGGGCATCAGTCCCGCGCAGGCGCAGTTGAAAGCTGCCGATCTGGTCTCAGCTTATGAGCAGACAGTGAAGGAGGAGGTCAACTTTCAGACCTCTTTCAACAACACAGTCAGAACCCTGCTGTGCCGGGAAGAGGTGGTGGTGGGCATGATGCATCTGTGGGATTTTGTGCAGTCTTACTTGGAAAATCCCCTGAGCAAGGCCCTGACGGCCCAGTTGTTTCTCATTGTGCAACACTGTCGGGACGAGGGGGTGCTCAGAGAGACCCTCCTCAATATCGCCGACCCCGAGAGCAGTTGGCTGGTTGACCTTTTGAACCTGCTGCAGACGATCGTGGTGCAAGAAAGGGGGCTTTCCGTGGGGGAGAAGGTGGCGGCTGTAAACTACTCAGTGATCACCCTCAGCAAACACTATGCCAGAAAAATCTTCAACTCGGTCTTTGTGCCCATCGACAAGGAGGCCAAGATTAATACTTTTTACATGAGGACAGTGGTGAAGCTGCTGGTGCTGAGTGATGACCTGGGCATGTATAGAAATGAAAGGATCGAAAGGGCGGTCTCTGGCGCCAGGCAGCGAGAAATGAATGACAGGGAACTGATGTATAGTTTGAGAAAGGCCCTGTCCGCCCCCCCGGCCGAAGGCTCAGGAGTGTACGCGGCCGAGGAGGAGGAGGATTTTTTGCCTGAGCGCAGCAGATCTGCCTGGGGAGCAGGTGTTGGCTGTGGCGCGAGCAGTCTAAAGCAAACAGCGATGAATGGTGGTTACTATGATACCTCAGAGGACAGCGGGCCTGATGGTTCCATCTCATTACAGCAATATGAGCATGGCCCTCAATCCAGTGAAAATGGCCGCTATGCAGAGTCAGCCCACAGCCGACGACGGTTGGGCCGCTTCTATTAGCCGCATTATGGCCTTAACTGCCGACAAGGGGCGCAGTTTTTCCTCCCAGCCCTTTGCCAACCGCTTGGACGCCATCTTGGAAGCAGTAGTCCCTTCCCGCAAGGACCCCACCCATGAGAAAGTCCTAGCTATTGTTAATGCCTTGATTGAAAATGGGGCCATTCGGAGGGACGAGTGCGCGGGGGTCTACGATGCCCTGCTGCACAGGGTCTCCAAGTACAACAGCCTCAATGCTCAGCAGAACCTGGAGAGACTAGCGGGTGACGTCAGGGAAGCCGTGGCTCAGAAAGTTAGAATTGCAGACACCAACCTCGGCTCCCTCACCGCCCTAAATAGCTTCATGGCCACCTTGCCGGCCAATGTAGAGAGGGGGCAGGAAAACTACACTGGCTTTCTGTCAGCCTTGAAACTCCTGGTGGCTGAGGTGCCTAACACTGAGGTCTATCAGGCGGGGCCTAGCTTTTTTCTGCAGAGTAACAGAAATGGCACGCAAACGGTTAACCTTACCGCTGCTTTTGAAAACCTTAAGCCCCTCTGGGGGGTCAAGGCTCCCACCATGGAGAGGCTGAGCATTTCTGCCCTGCTGACCCCCAACACGCGCCTGCTTCTGCTGCTGGTTTCTCCTTTCACTGACAGCGTTTCCATTAGCAGGGCCAGTTATGTAGGTTACTTATTAACCCTGTACAGGGAAGCGCTGGGCAGGACTCACTTGGATGAGAGGACTCTGAATGAAATAACCCAGGTCAGCCGGGCCTTTGGCAATGAGAACATCCAAAACCTGCAGGCCACTTTAAATTTCCTGCTGACTAACAGGCAGAAAAAGATTCCTAAAGACTATAGCTTGACTATGGAGGAGGAGCGCATCCTTCGCTTTGTGCAGCAGGCGGTCAGCTTGAGGATGATGCAGGAAAACTTGGGGGCTTCCGAGGCCTTGGATGTCACCTCGGCTAACATGGAACCCAGTTTCTATGCCAACAACAGGGAGTTCATCAATAAGCTGATGGACTACTTCCATCGGGCCGCGGCTATTGCTCCTGATTACTTTCTCAGTGCGGTGCTCAACCCCAAGTGGCTGCCCCCAGAAGGGTTTTTCACCGGGGTCTTTGACTTCCCTGAAAGGGATGACAATTATGCTTGGGACGCCCTGGGCAGTTCTTTTGATATGGTGGAGCCGGTGCCCGCCCTGGAGAGCTTGAAGGCTAAATTTTTGGACGAGGACCAAATTATTCCCTCGGCCCTGTCTAGCCGGCGCAGCTCGCGAGCGCCCACTCCGGCGGCCTCCATCATCTCCCACGTTTCCGCCGTCTCCAATCCTAACAACTTTATGTCTCTGATTGAGAAAAGTAACCAGGGAAATAATAAGAATGCGGCCAAGGAGTTGGAGCAGTTGACAGAGAAAATGGCTAGATGGAAAACTTATAAGCGGGAAGTGGAGGAGGAGAGGCAGTTGGCGCCAGTGGTGGTGAGGCCCAAGTACAGGTCCAGGTCCCCCTTTCCCAGTGACGACAGTGATGATGGCATGAGCGGGCCGGACAGGTTTCTGAAGTTTGAGGGAAGCGGCAACCCCTTTGCTCACCTCCGCCCCAAACTTGGCAGAAAATTCTATAAATAAAAATAAATCTTACCAGAGCCATGACAAGCGTTTTCTTATGTATAGCAATGGATCTTCCGTCGTCTCCTCCCCCGTCCTATGCCACTGCTATTGCGCAGGCTCCGCTGATGTATGCGCCCACGGTGCCCCCCCGTTATGCGGCTGCCACTGAAGGAAGAAACAGCATTCGTTATTCCCAATTGCCCCCCTTGTTTGACACCACGCGCTTGTATCTGATAGACAATAAGTCCTCAGACATTAATGTTCTCAACTACCAGAATGACAGAAGTAACTTCCTCACTACCATTGTGCAAAATGCCAACTACACCCCTTTGGAAGCTAGCACTCAATCCATCCACCTGGATGAGAGGTCGCGCTGGGGCGGGCAGTTCAAAAGCATTCTGCACATGAACATCCCCAATGTCACAGAGTACATGTTTAGCAACAGTTTCAAGGCCAAACTGCCAGCCACGGCTGACAAGGATGGCAAGATCTTGACCTATGAGTGGTATGTGTTTACCATTCCCGAGGGGAACTATTCTGAGGTCATGTTGATGGACCTGCTGAACAATGCAGTGGTGGAAAACTACTTACAACACGGCCGCCAGCACAATGTTAAGGAGGAAGACATGGGCCTGAAGTTTGACACTAGGAATTTCAGACTGGGCTATGACCCAGAAACACAGCTGGTCATGCCAGGGTTCTATACCAATGAGGCTTTTCACCCCGACATTATCTTGAGCCCCGGTTGCGCCATAGACTTTACCAATACCAGATTGAACAACTTTTTGGGGATCAGGAAAAGACAACCTTTCCAGGAAGGGTTTATTATTGCCTATGAAGACTTAAAAGGGGGCAACATTCCGGCTCTTTTGGACCTCGCCAACTATGACCCCAGCAAGCCCTCTGAAAATGTGGTTCCTTTAACAGAAGATAGTAAACAGAGAAGCTATCATGTGGGAGAAGATCCCGAGGCGGGGCAAACTTTTACTTCCTACAGGAGTTGGTACCTAGCCTATAACTATGGAGATCCTTACAAAGGGATCCGGGCCACCACCGTGCTGGTTTCCCCAGATATCACCTGCGGCGTGGAACAAATTTATTGGAGTTTACCCGATCTGGCAATAGATCCGGTTACCTTCGCAGCCAGCCACAATCCAAACAATTACCCAGTAGTTGGAACAGAATTATTGCCTCTAATTCCAAGAACTTTTTATAACGCACAATCGGTGTACTCGCAGCTGTTGCAAGAGAGCACAAACCAAACACAGGTTTTTAATCGATTCCCAGAAAATGCCATTTTAAAAAGGCCTCCTGCGCCTACCATTATCAGCATCAGTGAAAATGTGCCCACAATGACAGACCACGGGACGCTGCCCATAAAAAACAACATTTCCGGAGTACAAAGAGTGACCATAACCGATGCCAGGCGCAGGGCTTGTCCCTATGTATACAAGAGTTTGGGGATTGTGACCCCGCGCGTGTTGTCCAGCAAAACTTTTTAGTGACTTCTTTCTTTCTTCATTAGCAAACCATGGCCATCCTAATTTCACCTTCTAACAACACCGGCTGGGGCCTGGGCACCCACAGACTCTTTGGAGGTGCCAAACAAAAGTCAGATCAGCACCCCGTTTATGTTCAAGCCCACTATCGCGCGCAGTGGGGCAGTTTGGGCAGGCACCGCAGGCGGGGGCGCAAGCAGCGCCGGCGAGTGCGCTTCGCCACGCCCCTGGACCCCCAAACTGCCGCCGAAATGGCCGCGACCATAGATGAGGTGGCGCGGAACGGGCCCCCCGTGGCGCGCACTGTTTTAGAAGCGGCTCGGCGGGTGGGTGCTTATGATCTCAGGCGAACCCGCAAGCTTACTCCCGCGGGCAGGGCTCTGATGCAAGCTCGAATCAGACGGCTGGCCAGAGCGGCCCCTGCTGGAACTGTGGTAGTTACTACACGCAAAAGGCGCCGAAAGTAACAAAAAAACACATGTTGTTAAAAATAAAAGTGATGTGTGCTATTTATACCCGATCCGCGAGTGATGGCCTTTTTTTTACTACAAGCAAGTGACCATGGCGGCAATCAGCCGGGCCCTGAAGCAAGAAATACTGGATGACCTATTGCCCGAGGTCTATGTGCCCACCAAAAGCAGAAGAAGACCTAAAATAAAAACGGAGGGTCACATTGATGTAAAAACCCTAGTTAAGGCTAAGACTAAGAAGCGCAGGGTCGCCAAGCAGGATCTTGACGAAGAGGTGGAATTCGTCAGGACCTTTGCCCCGCGTCGCCCCTATCAATGGAAAGGCAGGAAAGTCCGAGCCGTTTTGAGGCCGGGAGTGCCGGTGGTCTTCACCCCCGGACAGAGATCGGGCACGGCCACCAAGAGGGATTTTGATGAAGTGTACGCAGATGAGGACATTTTGGCTCAGGAGGCTGTCATGATTAATGAGTTCGCTTATGGCAAGAGACCCCGCGTCACGTTGACCCGTCACAACCCCACCCCCAGTCAAGTGCCCATTACCAAGCAGGAGCCCGTGGTAAAAGAGGAGGTGGTGGCCCCCGGGGAGGCTAAGTTGCTGCCCACGGTGCAGGTCTTGGTCAGCAAAAACATGAAAAACGAACCCATTTTGCCCATTTCTAAAAAAGAAGCGGGGGACGTGAAGATTGAAAACCATGGGGTGGAACAGGTGGCGCCGGGGTTGGGGGTGCAAACGGTGGACATTAAGGTGCCCATTAAAAGGAAGCGCGCGGCGGAGACAGAGATAGAGATTAAGAAAATCAAAGAGGAGCTTGAGCCCATGCAGACCACCTTGAATCTGCAATATGCTGAGCAGCCCGAGGTGATGACCTTTGATTCCGGGGTGGAGCCCCTGCCGCTTTTTGAATCCGCTCCAACGGGGCGCCCCATAGCCGTGGCGCGAAAGAGAAGAGTTCCCACTCCCGCCCCTGCTCAGGTAGAAGTGATGGAAACCCAGCAAACGGTCCCCACAGCCGTGGTCAGCCAAGTGCCCTCCGTCTCCGGCCCCCCGGTCAGGCTTCTCAAGGGCCGAACGTACTCGCGCTACGGACCGGCGAACGCCATTCCCCCCGACTATCGCTACCACCCCAGCATCACAGCCAACCGGCTGCGCGCCGCCATGCCTACTGGGAGAGTGAGCCGGTGGGGGCCGGCTAATAGCATTCTGCCCACGGTGCAGCTCCATCCCAGCATGGTCGGCCCTTTTCCGCCACCTAGGGGCCGCAGAGTCAGAAGGCGGCGCCGCAGAACCAAAACGCGGCCATCTTTTATCATGCCCGCCAGAACTAGAAGAGGGGTTATGCTTCCCGAAAACGTGCGCTATCATCCTTCCATTTCTGTGCTGACCCGTCGGTCATAACTTTTTTCAATGTTTATTTCATGAAAGGATGGCCGGCAGGAATGTAACAGTTCGTCTGAGAGTCCCCGTTCGCACCAGATTTACAGGCGCAGGGCGCCGGCGCAAACGCACGCGCGGCATGCGCTGTGGGCGGCGCATGAAAGGAGGCTTTTTGCCCGCCCTCATCCCTCTCATTGCGGCAGCGATAGGAGCCGTTCCAGGCATAGCTTCTGTGGCCTTACAAGCAGCTAGACGCGGCTAGACTAATAGACACAAAAGAACTTGCCCGGTCTGATTTATTGCTATTTTTTTCGCACCAGAAGAATACAAAATGGACGCTGTAAATTTTTCCGTCTTGGCACCACGCTTCGGGGCCCACCCCATGATGAATAGCTGGTCAGGCATCGGCACCAGCGGCATGAATGGAGGCGCTTTTAATTGGGGGGGCCTGTGGAGCGGTATCAAAAACTTTGGCAGCAGTGTTAAGAGCTGGGGCAGCAAGGCCTGGAATAGCCAGACTGGCAAACTGCTGAGGCAAAAGCTCAATGACACCAAAGTGCGCGAGAAGCTAGTGGAGGGCATCAACACGGGGGTCCACGGGGCTCTGGACATTGCCAATCAAGAGATAGCTAGACAGATAGAAAAAAGGCTGGAGAGGCATGAGCCGCTGGAGGAAGAGGTGGAGGAAGAGGTGATTGAAAAGACTGCCTCGGCCCCTCCCCTGGTGATCGAGACGGGCAAAAAAAGACCCAGGGACGAGGAGGTGTTTATCACCACCACTAATGAACCGCCCTCTTATGAGGAAGCCATAAAAGACATGGCAGTGCCCGCCGTGCCGCTGCGCCCCATGACGCGCCCCCATCCTTCTCTGGCCAGGCCGGTGGTGGTGGACACGCCCACCACACTGGATCTTAAACCCATAGATGAAGCTCCCCCCGCCTACACTCCTGCAGTCGCCCCAGCACCTGTTATGAAAGTGCCAAGTGCCTCCGCCCCGGTAGTGGCTGTGACTCCCCCTGTGGTCTCTGCTCCGGCGGCTGCCGTCCCCTCTTTGGGTCCAGTGGCAGTGGCGCGCTCTAGGGGATGGCAAAACACCCTGGCAAATATTGTTGGTGTGGGACTCAGAGGCGTTAAGCGCCGCCGCTGTTATTAATTACCATTAAACCGTCACTTGTTTATATATAAGTTGCCGATCCTGTCTTTTTTCTAACCGCGTTAGCCACCGAAGATGGCCACCCCGTCGATGCTGCCACAATGGTCCTACATGCACATTGCAGGCCAAGACGCCGCCGACTACTTGTCTCCCGCATTGGTCCAATTTGCACAGGCCACCAGTTCCTACTTTAAATTGGACAATAAGTTTAGAAACCCCACTGTGGCCCCCACTCACGATGTGACTACAGAGAGGTCACAGAGGCTGCAGCTGCGCTTCGTGCCCATTATGCATGAGGACAGCCAGTACACCTATAAGACTAGGTTTTCCTTGGCCGTGGGAGACAACAGGGTGTTGGACATGGCCAGCACCTACTTTGACATCAGAGGCACCCTTGACCGAGGCCCTTCCTTTAAACCCTACAGCGGCACCGCCTACAATCCCTTGGCCCCCAAATCTGCCGTGAACAACACTCTCTTCCAAGGGGAGGGGGCTAACATTAACACTATTGCCCAAGTGCCTTTAGTAGGAGCTATAAACCAAAATGGTTTGGCGGGGGTAGAGGATTCAACCTATCAACCCGAACCCCAGTTTGGCTCTGAAAGTTGGGTAAATGGAGATTTGGCCGCGATTACTAAAGCAGGAGGACGTGCTTTAAAAAGCACTACTCCAAGGCATCCATGTTATGGATCCTATGCCGCGCCTACCAATGAACATGGAGGACAACATACCACAGCAGTGGTGCCCAAATATTACAAAAGAAATGGCAGTGCGGCCAACACGGCTGATGCGGTACTATATACTGAAGATGTGGCCATTCAAGCACCTGACACCCATTTAGTGCACCAAGTGGCACCAGCCGAATATCCTAAGTATCTAGGACTTGGACAACAGGCGGCGCCAAATAGATGCAACCACATTGGATTCAGAGACAATTTTATAGGGCTAATGTATTATAACAGCAATGGCAATTTGGGAGTGCTGGCGGGCCAGTCCTCTCAACTTAATGCTGTGGTGGATCTGCAGGACAGAAATACTGAACTGAGCTATCAGTTGCTCTTGGATGCTATTACAGACAGAACTAGATATTTTTCTTTGTGGAACCAAGCTGTGGACAGTTATGATTCAGATGTTAGAATTATTGACAATCACGGAGTGGAGGATGACATGCCCAATTATTGTTACCCTCTAAGCGGTGTTGGAAATTTGGAAGACTTAACGCCCATGAAAGTTAATGGGGGAAACAATGGTTTTGAACAAGATCAAGACAATGTACAGGGATTTCAAAAAGTAGCATTTGGCAACGTCAGGGCCATGGAAATTAACCTCAATGCTAATTTGTACAAGAGTTTTCTGTATTCCAACATTGCTTTGTACTTGCCAGACAACTTTAAATACACCCCAGAAAATGTGCTGGAGCCGGCCAACAAAAACACCTATGCCTACATGAATGTCAGGCTGCCATTCGCTAACCTAATTGACACTTATGTCAACATTGGGGCTCGTTGGTCACCTGATGTCATGGACACAGTCAACCCTTTTAATCACCACAGAAACACTGGGCTCAGATACAGATCTCAGTTGCTGGGCAACGGGAGATACTGCTCGTTCCACATTCAGGTTCCTCAAAAGTTTTTTGCCATTAAAAACCTGCTCTTGCTCCCTGGGACCTACAACTATGAGTGGTCTTTCAGGAAAGATGTCAACATGATTTTGCAGAGCAGTTTGGGCAATGACCTTCGAGCTGACGGGGCCACTATTCACATTCAGAGTGTGAACCTCTATGCTAGTTTTTTCCCCATGGCCCATAACACCGCCTCTACTTTGGAGGCCATGCTCAGAAATGATGTCAATGATCAGACATTTGCAGATTACCTTTCCTCTGCCAACATGCTGTACCCCATTCCTCCAGGAACCACCAACCTGCCCATTTCTATTCCAGCCAGAAACTGGGCGGGCTTTAGAGGATGGAGCTTTACCCGGCTTAAGGCTAAGGAAACTCCGGCCATTGGCTCAGCCTTTGACCCGTATTTCACCTACTCTGGGTCAGTGCCCTATTTGGATGGCTCTTTTTACCTCAGCCACACTTTTAGGCGAGTGTCTATCATGTTTGACTCCTCAGTGTCTTGGCCAGGAAATGACAGACTGCTAACTCCTAATGAATTTGAAATTAAAAGATATGTGGATGGGGAAGGCTACAACATGGCCCAATCCAACATGACCAAAGATTGGTTCATGGTTCAAATGCTGGCCCATTATAACATAGGATACCAAGGCTATCACTTGCCCGAATCCTATAAGGACAGGATGTATTCCTTTTTGAGGAATTTTGAACCCATGTGCCGCCAACTAGTGGATGTGCAGAATTATGCAGCCTACCAAGCCGTCCTCATTAAAAATCAACACAACAACTCAGGGTTTGCCAGCGCCTTTTCAGCTGCCAATCCCCGAGAGGGGCACCCCTACCCAGCTAACTGGCCCTATCCGTTGGTGGGCGCCACGGCCGTGCCTTCGGTGACCCAGAAAAAGTTTTTGTGTGACAGGACTCTGTGGAGAATTCCCTTCTCCTCCAACTTTATGTCCATGGGGACCCTGACAGATTTGGGTCAAAACTTGCTGTATTCCAACTCGGCTCACGCCCTGGACATGACCTTTGAAATGGACGAAATGAATGAGCCCACACTCTTGTATGTTTTGTTTGAAGTGTTTGACGTGGCCCGAGTTCATCAGCCTCACCGGGGGGTCATTGAGGTGGTGTACTTGCGGACACCCTTCTCTGCTGGCAACGCTACCACATAAAACAATAAAAACATGGCCGACGGGGGTTCCTCGGAAGATGAGCTGAAAGCCATTGTTAAAAATTTAGGAGTGGATCCCTATTTTCTGGGCACTTTTGATAAAAGGTTTCCAGGCTTTATCTCCTCCCAGCGCTTAGCCTGCGCCATTGTCAACACAGCCGGCAGGGAGACGGGGGGAGTGCACTGGCTGGCGATGGGCTGGAATCCCAGGGCTAAAACATTTTATATGTTTGACCCCTTTGGATTCTCAGACAGCAAGCTTTTGCAAGTGTATCAGTTTGAATATGAAGGACTGCTTAGAAGGAGTGCCATTTCTTCCACCGCCGACCGCTGTATTACTTTGGTAAAGAGCAATGAGTCCATCCAAGGCCCCAACAGCGCGGCCTGTGGTCTCTTTTGTTGTTTGTTTCTTCACGCCTTTGTCAATTGGCCAGATGACCCCTTTGACAACAACCCCGCCATGGGACCCTTGGTGGGAGTGCCCAATTATAAGTTACACAACCACGATGTGCAACATATTCTGTGGGCTAACCAAGAAAAGTTGTATAAGTTTCTATCCACCCACTCCTCTTATTTTCGCATTCATGCCGCCGCAATAAAAGCCAGAACTGCATTTAACAAATTAAAACAATAAAAAATTTTATTGATTTGAGACAACAAAAATTTGTAGTGTCTTTTTTAGAACAAAGAGTCATCTTTGTCTTCCTGCCCCTGGGGAAGAATAGTGTTTTGGTACTTGTACTCCGAGCCCCATTTAAATTCTGGGTATTTCAGAGGTGGGGGAGTCTGAGTAAACACCTGCCACAGTTGCTTAGCAATCTGGACACAGGCCATCATATCCACAGTGGACATTTTAAAGTCACAGTTCTTTTGCACCGAAGCCTTAGTGTTTCTGTACACTGGGTTACAGCACTGAAACACCAGAATAGCAGGGTGCTGCAGAGTGGCCAGCATCTTAGGGTCTGTGATTTGCTCCTTGTCCACATTCAAGGTGGCTTGCAGAGAAAATGGGGTAACTTTACAAGTCTGCCTGCCCAGCAACGGCAGAGGGGAGTTCCAATTACATTCACATTTAAGGGGAATGAGCATGTGGGTCTCAGCAGAGGCCATTTTAGGATAGCTGGCCTTTTGGAAAGCCATGAACTGGTGAAAGGCGGTCAAGGCCTTGGTCCCATCAGTATAAAACATGCCACAGGACCCGCCGCTAAAAGCTCCCCCATTCATATGCACATCCATAAAACAACAGAAAGCATCCTGGTTTTTTATCTGAACCACATTGCGCCCCCACCGGTTAGCCACGATCTTGGCCTTCTCTGGGGTCTCTTTCAGCACCCTCTGAGCGTTTTCACTATTGACATCCATCTCCACCAGTTGCTCTTTCTGAATCATGGCTTTGCCATGCAGACACTGCAGCTGACTCTGGCAGCCGTGCTCCCAAATCACACACCCGCTGCAATTAGTCTTAGTTTGCACATTAGCGGCCTTCAAAACAAAATCTAAAAGCAGCCGGCCCAGCATATGCAAAAAAGTTTTCTGGGTGGTGAAGTTGTAGTTAACAATGGTTCTAGTGTTATTCATGTAAGCCTGGCCTGCTTTTTTAAAGCATTCCAGGGTGCCGCTATCTGGAAGCAAGGTCAGCTCCTTAGTGTCAACCTTTAAAGGGCCCAGGATCTGCATGGCAATTTCCATGGCTTTTTGCCACTGATACTTGTAGGTATCGGTGGGCGTCTTAGTAAAGGTGATCTTCCCACTCTCATCACAATCTACTCTCTGCCCTGCCATAGTTTGCACAAAAATCTCCCCATGTTGGCCAGAGGCGGCAAGCATCTCATTAGCTTTTTTGGCCACGGCCACAGCCTGCAGGAGACCCCTGGGCTCTTCTGGCGCATCTCGCGGCGTCTTGCGTTGTCTTTTCTTAGGAGGTGGTGGAGGTGGAGAGGTGGTAGCTTCTTCTTCTGAGCTGTCAGATATCACAGAATGCTTGTGGCTCATCTTTCTCCCTAGATGGAAGAGCCGGTCAGTGGTGTTGGCGAGGACACACAGGAGGAAGCAGAAAGCACTCTGTTGACTCCTCCCAACTCTCCTGAGCTTCAGTCAATTTCCTTAAGTGATTCTCCCTCAGAAGACCTTGACTCAGACTCAGACCACTACCTCTCAGAAGATGTTCTTTATAAACACTTGCACCGCCAGAGCCAGATTCTGTTAGACAGTATTCAAAACTTGCTAACGGTGCCGACCACCATCTCAGAGCTTAGTGCGGCCTATGAAAAAAACCTCTTTTCCCCGGCCACGCCTCTCAAAAAGGACAAAAATGGAACCTGCGAAGCTGACCCTAAGCTTAACTTCTACCCCACCTTCATTGTGCCAGAAACCCTGGCCACATATCACATTTTTTTCATGAATCAGAAAGTCCCATTATCCTGCCGAGCAAACAGACCGAGAGCAGACCAAATATTAGCTTTACAAGAAGGAGATTGCTTACCTGACTATGAGACAATGGACACCGTCTCCAAAGTGTTTGAGGGGCTAGGCGCGGAGGAAACTGCGGAGAACGCGCTGGAAAATGACAACAGTGTGTTAGTAGAGCTGAAGAATGACAACCCCAGACTGGCAGTTTCTAAGAGGACCCTAGCTGTCACTCACTTTGCCTATCCTGCCATCCACCTTCCCCCTAAAGTTATCACTACAATGATGGATACTTTGCTTGTGAAGAGAGCGCAACCTAGCGGTGATATTTCTGAAATTGACTCAGAAGGGGGGGAGCAGGCTGTGTCAGAGGAGGAGCTGCAAAAATGGCTGAAAACCGCCGACCCTGAGGTTTTAGAAAACCAAAGGAAAACAGTGATGGGGGCGGTTATGATCATTAGTGTCATGGAATGCATGCAGAGATTTTTCACCAGCCCAGAAATGGTGAAAAAAATAGGAGAGTGTTTACATTACACCTTCAACCATGGCTACATAGCTCTGGCTAGCAAAATCTCCAACGTGCAGCTGACAAACATTGTCTCCTACATGGGCATGTTGCATGAAAACCGCCTGGGTCAGAATGTTCTTCACAACACCATGCAAGGGGAGTCCAAAAGAGATTACATGCGCGACACCATCTTTCTCATGTTGGTGCATGCGTGGCAGACTGCCATGGGCATTTGGCAGCAGTGCCTGGAAACTGAAAACCTTAAAGAGCTGGTGAAGCTGTTGCAGAAAATAAAAAAGCCCTTGTACACGGAGACTTCCCAGCGATTCATGGTCAAGCAACTGGCCGATGTAGTGTTTCCGGAGAAGCTTTTACAAGCTTTGCACAAAGGCCTGCCAGACATTGTCAGTCAGAGCATGATGGAAAACTTCAGAAGCTTTATTTTGGAGAGGTCTGGAATTCTCCCCGCCATGACCTCCATGCTGCCCACAGACTTCATTCCCATCTGCTACAAAGAGTGCCCCCCCACTCTGTGGCCCTACACCTACCTGATGCAGCTGGCCAATTACTTTATGTACCACACAGACGTGTGTTTTGAAGTGCAAGGAGAAGGGCTGCTGGAGCACTACTGCAGGTGCAATCTTTGCACCCCCCACCGCTGTCTGGCCACCAACACCCCTCTCCTAAATGAGACTCAGTTGATTGGTACCTTTGATATCCGGGGTCCCGGCGGCAAAGATGGGGCAGAGGCTTCTTCTGGGCTGACCTTAACGGCGGGAATGTGGGCTTCCGCGTTTCTGCGAAAATTTGAAAGTGCTGATTACCACGCCCACCGTATTAAATTCTATGAAAACCAATTAAAACCCCCCGCTGTGGAGCCCACCGCCTGCGTCATCACTCAAACCAAAATCCTGACCCAATTACATGACATAAAAAAAGCCAGGGAGGAGTTTCTCCTCAAAAAGGGTCAGGGGGTGTACTTAGACCCTCAAACCGGAGAACCTCTCAACAGCTCAGATCCTTCTGTAGAGCACAATGAGCTCCCCAGACCAGAAGGAAGAACAGGAATCCCTCAGCCTCGAAGAAGTCTCCGACACCGAGGAGGAGGAATACCTAGAAAGCCTCCCAGAGCTGCCCACCATCGAAAGCAAGGACACAGCAAGCCTTGTGAAGCGAGCTCCTAGATGGGATCAGAAACTCAAGGCTGTGGGTAAGGCGCCGCCCAGAAATTACAAGTCTTGGAGGGCTCATAAATATAAAATCTTTAAATGCCTAGGCGCCAGCGGTGGGAATGTGGCTTTTACCAGAAGATACATGCTCTTTCGCGAAGGGGTAAACTTGCCCAATAACATCATTCACTACTATAATTCTCGGTACTGCAGCGCGCCAGAAACTGAAGAAAATTATAAAGAAAAAAGCAGCGCCACGTGTCAGAGCTGCGGCCGCAGAAGACAACCAAGAAACCCGGTCCCTGCGAAACCGCATCTTCCCCACCCTCTACGCCATCTTCCAGCAGAGCCGAGGCTGTCCCACCGCTTTTAAGATAAAAAACCGCTCCTTGAGATCTCTGCTCAAAAGCTGTCTCTACCACAAAAACGAAGCCCAGTTGCTGCGTACCCAGGACGACGCGGAGGCGCTGCTCAACAAGTACTGCCAGAGTCTGGTGGAACCTGAAGAGTGAGGATGTCCAAGGAGATCCCCACCCCTTATATGTGGAGCTTCCAACCGCAATTGGGCAACGCGGCGGGAGCCGCCCAAGATTACTCCACACAAATGAACTGGTTCAGCGCCGGGCCATCAATGATTAACCAGGTGTACAAGATTAGAGACTTGCGCAACAGGATCTTAATGACCCAGGCGGAAATAACTGAAACCCCAAGGTCAATTATGAATCCACCCATCTGGCCCGCGTCCATGGTTGCGCAACCCGAGCCAACGCCCGAAACGGTCGCCCTTCCCCGAAACTATTCTCTGGAAAATTCTATGACTAACTCTGGAATGCAGTTGGCGGGTGGGGCCAGACTTTGCCCAGACCCGCCCTATTGTTTCCCTATAAATGGTCGGGGCATAACTCTGAGTGAAGACATTCCCAGCGTCTCCTGGTTGAGACCAGACGGGGTGTTTCAGCTCGGAGGCGGCGGCCGCTCATCCTTCAACCCTACCCAGGCGTATCTCACTCTCCAACAAGGATCTTCTGTTCCTCGCTCTGGTGGGATAGGCGCTGTGCAGTTTGTTCAGGAATTTGTACCTCAGGTATATTTTAATCCTTTCTCGGGACCGCCTGACACCTTTCCTGATCAATTTATTCCTAACTACGATATTGTTACTAACTCTGTTGATGGCTATGATTAACCGTCAAGAGGCCGCTCAGGAACTAATCAAGGAACTCTGTCAGTCTCATGCTACTGTTTGTGATTATCCTCGCTGCTTTGTAAAGGATAAACATGAGGCCGCCTGGTTTCATGTTGAGCTACCTAAGTTTGGAGATGTTCCAGACAGCCTCCAAGAAGGACATGGTGTTAGGGTGCGCTTAAAATCCTGCTACTCTTCTCACTGCTATGGAAGAGAGATCACAGGGAAATCTCTGCACCATGGCTCAGAAATTACTATTACCTGCCACTGCTTGCACCCAGAACCTCACTTGGCTCTAATCAATGCCGCTTGCGATATGTACAATCTCCACTAAGGTATTTATTGTTGTTTTCTTTTTCCTAATTTAATGAATGTTATAAACTGTGTATAGTGTTCTACCATGTTTCTCACCTTCCTCTTAACCTTCTGCCAAGTAGTTATGGGCAGCAGAGAAGGCACCTCTGTCAGCTGCTGTGTCAATAACACCTGTATCTTGGAGCTGAGTGTCAGTTCATCTGCTACTGTGGAGTGGAGAGAATCTTTCACTGAGCTTCCTCCCCCTTGCTTGGCCAGCCAGCAGTGCCGACCAACTTCCAAAGGCTTGGAGTTCTCCACCTCTTACTCTACAGATGGCTTTTTCTCTGCTTTCATCCAAGAAGGGACTTATGAGGGCCAAGAGAACTTTCAGCTGCTCTACAGAGATGTCATGTGTCCAGGGGGCAGAAAATCCCTCCCTCTACAGGAAGACGAGGATGAGGATGACATGCCAGACCCCTCCTCTTTCCATGATCTCTTTCACAATGACATTGTGGTGGAGGGCACTCTGTTTGAATCTGTTTTCTTGGGGGTGCCCTCTGTTTACAGGCGCTATGCCAAAGTGATCAAATGGTACAAAAATGCGGGGTCTTTCAGCGCCACCAAGGTAGCCAAGGTGCTTAAAAAGCCCTCCCGCTCTGTGGTGAATTACCTGCCTCACATCGCCACGGGCATGTCCACTGGCAACTTAATGATTAACCAGCTGAAACCTACCACCATGGGACACTGGTTTGCTTTGGTGAAAATCAAAAAGCAGTTTTTGGTCTTCACCTTCAACGTGACAGTGGCCGATTGGCAGCTGCCCATAGCCCTTAATTTTGCCGCCCAATACCAGAAGGAAAACAATAAGTCCATCTTTGAAGACGCCCCAGACTTTTTGGGCAAGTTTAGAAATTACACTTGGATCCTCTATGAAAAGATCGAGCAGGACAAACAGTACTTTTTAATTGTCTGCAACACCTCATCCTACTTCCCCGACTGCTTGGGGAGGATCAGCCCGGCCAAGGACTCTTTCCTCTTTGGAGAAAGCCCCCGCTACCCTTACATCATGGTCTTTACTTTTCTGGCGCGCAGAGAAACCCTCCCTGCCCACGCTGCTGCTTTAGCCGCCCCTCCCACTACTGGTGCCATTATGGATCCCGAGGGGCACCTGCAAATGCTGATGTATTCCTCCCTGGGGGTTTTGGCTTTTTCTATGGCTTTTGCTATTTGTATTATCTGTGGAGTTTGTTGTTGTACCGTGTGGCACAACAGACAAAAAACCCTTTACTTTCCCACCCCCCAATTGTAAGAAATAAAAAATAAACTTACAGTATTTTAGACCATACAGCGGTGTCTCTGGTTTCAATGTCAATCACGGTCCCCTCTTCCCAGCTCTGGTAATTCCACCCATGAAGGCGGGCCACTTTTCTCAGCTCTTTGAAGGGTAACTTAGTTTCTCCCAACAGCTTGCCGTTCACCATCACCTTCGCCATGAAGAGAGCCCGGCCACTTCCTGCAGATTATGATCCAGTTTATCCATATTGGACAACCACACCTTCAACCCAGCCTCCTTATTTTAATGAAAAGAGGGGTCTCACCCAAGCGCCCCCGGGAACTCTAGCTGTAAAAGCTACTTACCCCCTCAGCTTTAATAATCTTGGGCAACTAAAACTCAACATCGGTGCTGGACTAGCGCTAAATGGGGGTAACTTGATAGTCCACACGGGAGAAGGGATTATTGTTAATGACAAAGGTCAACTGACAGCTGCCAGTGATAACAACATTTTAACATTTGCAGAACCCCTGAAAAAAACAGATGATACAGTTTCTCTAACTTTAGGAGCTGGCTTAAAAACTAATAATGGAGCCCTGGAAGTTGAATTTCCCCCACTTCCTCCTATTCCTCCAGTTTTATCTTTTAGTTATCCTTTAGAAGTTTTAAATAATACAGTTTCCTTAAAAATTGGTTCGGGGCTAGCTATTACCAACAACACTCTCAATACTGTCCCCAATACAGTGCTGGCTCCTCTGGAAAAAACTGATCAAGGAATTAAATTAAAAATAGGCACAGGTCTTACCTTAGTAGATAATGCTTTAGCTGTGCAGTTTCCCACTCCACCAGCTCCCCCTGCTCCAATTTCCTTCCAAACTCCACTAACACAAAACAACAACAGTGTCAGTTTAAATATAGGACAGGGGTTGGCCATCCAAAACAACCAATTAGTGGCCACAGCCACAGGAGGTGGTGGTGGGGGTGTAGACTATGAGTTTGTAAGTCCTCTTTTTAAAGTTAATAAAAGAGTGGCTTTACAAATGGGACAGGGGCTAACCTTGGATAACGAACGCCTTTCGGTGAAGGTGGGCTCTGGTATTAGTATCCAAAATGGAGCTTTAACTGCAAATTTACCCCAATATCAGTTTATTGATCCTTTATCTATTGTTAATGGAAGAGTGGCTTTGCAAATAGGGCAGGGATTGACTTTATTAAATAATAGGCTAAGTGTGAACACGGGTTCTGGAATAAGCATACAAAATGGAGCCCTAACTGTTAATTTTCCCAATCCTACTACTTTTACTTCTCCCTTAAAAAAAGAAGATAATGATGTGCATATGGTATTAGGAAATGGTCTTACTACAGACAATGGTGAGCTTGTAGTAAAATTAAATAAAGGCCTCACCTTTCGTGACACCCGCATAGAAGCAAAACTAGGCCCCGGCCTCTATTTTAATTCTGACAATGCCATTTCTGCCACCAACACCCAAGTTTTTACTTTATGGACAGGGCCAGAACCCAGCTTGAATGCCTCCATTTCCAACAACACCCCTACAATTAGATGTTTTATTTGCTTATCCAGAGTAGGAGATTTAGTTCACGTGACTGCTAATTTTAAAGGGGAAGGGAACTTTACAAACTTAACTAATACTACTGGTAACTTTAGCTTGAAAATGGACTTTAATCAATGGGGTCAATTAATGTCCACAGGCAATATTACTGATGCCGCTACGTGGGGTCAAAAAGTGGGAGACACTGTTGTTCCAGGCCCCAGTCAGCACTTTGTGCTGTGCATGCCAAACAAGAAAATTTATAAATCAGGGGCTCCAAGTTTTTTTGTAAGGGATATTCAACTAAATGCCTTAGCTCAGACTGCTGACCAAAAAACTATCCAATGTGTCCTGCAGTTGAATAACACCACCACCCCCACGGCTTCCTACTCTGTAACCTTTAGATTTGTTAAGCTCAACACCCTACCCGCAGGAAACACTCTGTTTGTAACTGATAACATTGACTTTACTTATGTTGGACAAAATTAAGCAAACACAAAAATAAAATTTTAACTTTTTTATTGTATCATCCTTGTGGTTATTTTTCCACCTTCAGCAAAAGAGACTTTGTAAACAATGCGTTCACAGTGCAGATTTACATACAGGTTTTTTTGGCATAATATTTGATCTCTAGGTCTGTAACATACACGTTCATAGCAAGCAAAGCGTTCATCAGTCAATGAGACAAAGGGGTCTGACACAGTACACAGTTCATAGCCACAGTCCAATCCAGACTTGGATCCAAGAATCTAAAAATGGAGAAAGGCACTTAAGTTCACCACCGATAAACTTTGCACATGCGTACATCTTCCATGCAACATGGCCCGGCGCAGACTGGTCTGTCTTCTCTCCTCAGAGCGGCTGGTTATTCTTCGGAAGGTAAACATGGGGATCTTTTCTATCTCAAGTAACATCCTGTTTACAATAGCTCTGGTTCTCACAGCACAACTTCTATAACAAGTGTAGGTGGAACTGGGGCAAGCAATACATTTCAAAATAACCCAATAATTAAACTGCCCCCTTAGGACAAAGCCCATGTCGGGGTTCAAGCAGGCCTTGATGGCATCCAAGGCCGCTTCCATCATCACAGTGGAAAAAGACAGTTTTAAATAAACATAATGTACATCTTTATACATAATGCTCCCCACATAAGTTATTTCATCAGGTCTTTCATTGTTCACATATTCCCTGTACCACAGATGGGTTTTGTTAAACCTAGCACCAGAAATAAATTTTACGGCTGTACTTTTCACCACGTGTCTGCCGGCAAGACATTGCAAAGTATGTCTAGCGGAGCAGTGACAGTGTAGTCTCCAGGACTGAGGCTCAGCTAAGCAACAGTGGCTGTGCAAAATCAGCTCTAACCCGGACGGGCAGGTTAAATCACCAAAAAAGAACTTCTCATGTCTGGTCAAAATATCTGGCCAGGGTATAGGCACTTCATAAGCAAAGGCAAAACAATTTAAAAAATTTGGAACGCTCACCACAGTAGTGATGTGAGAAGGAGAAGTTTGGCAATCCATCTTCCCTCTATAAAACAGGAGGGGGAGGAGAAAAACTAAACATTTCTGTTGCAGTTATGGATAACCCAGACTCTCTCCCCCTAAAAGCATTGTTAATGCTAGGCGTGTTGTTCAGTTCATCAAAGAGCAACTTGTGAAGTTCCCCTTGATACCTAGATAACATCAAAGGCTCCAAAAATACACAATGATTGTAAGCAATGACTTTAAAATGCAGGCCTGAAAAATGGCGCTTTGTTCTTTTAACTACCACCTCAGAAAAAATAAAGCAAGCGCAATCCCAGACAAGGCTATGCAGGAACTCTTCAGGCGAGGTTGAAGAAATTAAGGATTGCAATTCATTAACAAAAGCTTCAGAAAATGACAAGTCTAGTCTACAACAGGTTTTGCTGAAGGCCATCACAACCTAGGAATAAATACAACATCGAACTTAGAAGAGTCTGCACTGGTCCACTCCACATCTTTAGCTGAAGTATAATCTTTTAAAAAGGTATTCAGATAGTTCTCTGCCCCATTAATAATGGTGGACACCAGAGCCTGAGTGGGTTCCAAGTAATTAAAACAGACACAGAAAAACAAAGCCAGGTTCCCCGGCTTGGAGTGATTAAAGACATAAACATGGTTAAGCCAGTGGGTCAAAAAGGTCTCCAAGCCTTTTTGCATAAGGGGGCCTAGCTCGGGCTCCATTTCAAGCAACTTAACACTCAAGTCATGTTGAAATTTTACAGAGAAACACATGCATTTAGTACAATTGTTATCGTCAGCCGAGGCCATGATTCCTATAAGCATAAACAAAAAATGGCACATTAGCAGCTGAAAAAATTCACAGTGCACTTATTTAGCCAGGAATCATGCAAATCCTCACCAATCCCTGACCCTAGGCCTTCTATCCAGCCTCTGAGGTAGACTTTAATTAAGGACTGAACTTCCTCCTTTAACATGGAAGACATCTCATTCAGGCTCACAAAAATTATGGAACTAACTAAGTGGCTGGAAGAATGGCTAGAAAGGCGGCGGATGGCAGTTAAATTCATGGTAGTTTTTAAAAACAAGGCCACATCTCTGCACATTTCACTCTCTACTTCTCTGTTTCTAATTATTTCAGCTAGGTTGTCTTTTAGGGCAATGTGGCACTCATAGAAGAATCGGGAAGAGCAGGAGGCCATTCTGTGAAAATAATAAAATATATACTAAATAACTGCTAACATAAAAATAAAAAGAAAAACACATGCAAAAGAGAAACTTACTTAGTTTTCAGAAGCCAACAGGTTCGGCTGCCACGTCACGGAAAACAGAGACAGAAGGTGGTGGTCTCCTTCGGGCACAAAGGCGGTCAGGCGGGTCTTCAAGTCTGCCTCAAAATCTTTGGCAGTGTCTTCTAAACCTGACAGGCTGAAAAAAGAACCACTCTCACTACCAATAAACATATAAATATCCAAATAATGCTCATGCAGAGCAGAAATGGCTGACACAAAAGTAGGCATAGGCCTGACTTCCTGATTAATCAGCTGGTTAAAAATAATTCTCCTAAGCTCTACAGGAATATATTCAGTTAAATTTAAGCAGTTGTTTAAGCTCTCTAAAAGGCACTTGTGAAATCTTAAGCGAAAAGTAGCCCCCATAGACACATTAAGGAAAGACATACTCACAAGTGCAGAGGCGATGTGTGTTCGTAGGGCTCTCAGTGAGTTGTGCTGGAGAGGGAGGCCGGGCTGTTATTATAGTACAGTGAAACGTCACATGGGGTGGATCCCTAAGGGGAATATTTGGCGGAAAGCCCGGACTGAGTTAATCATTTGCGCAAGGCGAAAGGAAATTGAGGAACTGCCAGCGCTATTATTGACTCAGGGAAATGTTTTCAGAAACACCCTAAGTACACATGATCGGGACTTTTTATGAGAACACACTAAAATTTCCGCCCCGCCCGGGCGCGGCCGAAACTCCCCGCCCCGGCCCATAAAATTCCCCTCCATCGGAATGTCCCCGCTGGAGGTCAGCCAGGGGGCAGAGGGGGCGGGACTTGTAACTTCCCCTTTTTGGCGCCAAAAATTAGGCCACACCTTTTTGTCCTGTATATTATTGATGATG